GCGACTCCAGGCATTCAGAGCATCCGGCCCTTGATCTGCGGCAGTCTGGCGAATGTCATCGGAAAGCGCCCCGTAAAGCGAGCGCAACTGTCCGATCTGCGCACCGTCGCTGGCGAGGCCCGGTTGTCCGATGATTTCGCCGACGCGGCTGCGGAAGTCGCGCAAGTCCTGCCATGACAAGCCGCCGCCTTGAGTCACATCGCGGGTGATCGGATTCCCCGCCGCGTCGAGAAGTCCGGTCGCCTCCTGCGTCGTTTGGGGAGTCAGTGCTGCTCGATAGGCTTTGATCCGTGGATCGGCGAAAGCGCCGGCCAGTTTTGGATTGCTGCTGAACGACTGGGCGAGATTGGAGAGGGCCGAGCGCGTGTTCGCCACTGTCGCCGGAGCATTAGCGGCGATTGGGATCTTGCTTTCCAGTGCGTCCAGCGTGTCGCCGCTGCTTTTTACGAACTGGTTCGCACCGCTTTGCGCAGCCTGTCCGGCCCCCGTCCTGTCGGCAACATTCCCGATGTTGCTTGCCACCCGCGAGACCGCGTTTCCTGCGCTGGCGACGTTCTTCACGCCTTGTTCCGCCAGAGGAATGCCGCCCAGGGTGAGCGCACTTAGGGAGGTCGCGAACTTGGATTTGGTGGCGTTGGGCAGGTCAGCCGCCATGTAATCGACGCCCTGCCTAGCGGCGCCGTCTGCGAACTCCTTGTTAGCCACATCTCCAGCGACTCTGCTCGCAATGGCTTTGCCGATGATCGGAAGCGCGAGGTCCGTTCCCGCCCCGAGCGCCGCGCCAGTTATAGCGCCCGCCACTCGGTTTCCCGGTCCCGCTGCGCCTGATCCGTAAATCGCTCCCTGTCCCGCTGCGACGGCGGTTTTGCCGAGCCGCGAGAGGTTCCCCAAACCGGCTTCATTGCCGAGCATGGCGTCAAGACCCGTGCCGCCGAGTTCGCCAGCCAGCGATGCTACGCCATGATCCGCGCTGTCGCCTTGCATGATCGCCCGTTCGTGGGCAACATTGCGGTCCAGATTGGCTCCAAACTCGCTGTATTCGCTTGGGCTCAGGATCGTGTGCAGGAAGCCGCCGACTTCCGGGCCATAGTCCCCGACCATTGAATTTGCGACGTGCTCGGTAAAGGCTTTTCCGCTGTCCCGGTTGCCGCGAAGGACGGAACCAAGGCCGGGAATTACCCCATCGAGCGCATTGAGAATCCCTTCGCCGATGGTATTGCGAAGGTTCTCAAGTGTGGACGGCTGTTGCGCCGGAGTCTGAGCCGCGACGGGATCGCTGAACTGGAGCTTTGACGGATCGCCGCCCTTCTTCAGATAATCGAGAATCTGCTGCGCATTGCCGATGGTATGCGTTCCGCCAGAAACGTCATGCGCGAATTGGGCTAGATCCGCCGCATCCTTCGCCTTGGGAAGATAACCGAGAATCGCCTGCTTCTGTTCCGGCGTGAAGCCTTGAAGGACAGGCTGATCCGGTTGCGCCGATGCTTGGGCGTCGACGGGATCTGCGATCTGCGCGTAAGGATCATTTGCCGAGACCGGATCAGCGATCTGGCTATAAGGGTCGCCAGCCACTTACCGCTTCCTCATCACGCGGCCATCGGGCGTCCTGAACAAAGTGCCGGAGGGGAGTTTCACCGCCTCTGCCGGTGAGCTGATCTGAACCGGAGCCGCCGAACTTTGGCTGGCGTTCGTGTCGGCACTGGCCCCCGTGAGGCTCGTATCGACCCCGGCGATGTTGCGGTAAATCTGCTGCGCCTTGGGAGAGACCCAAGGAATGTTGGGGCGAGCTGAGCCGTTGGTGAACGCGCTGTTATATTGATCCTTCAGCGGATCGATTGCTCCCGAGATGATCCCCACGGCAGCCTTGATCGCGGCGGCTCGGGTAGAGGCCGATTGCTTGCGGCTCAAGTTGTTGATGATGTCATTGACGCCAGAGACCGTTCCGGGGCTGTTGCGAGCGATCTTCTCCAATTCACCGGCGATGAATTGAACCTCGGTGTCGTAAGCCTTGGCGTCCTGCGGCTCGAAGCTTTGTCCGATGCCGGCGGCGGCGGAATTGAGCATGGAGTTGCCGAGATCGGGACCGACAAGCTTATTCGACTCGTTCCACAGAAGCTGGAGGTGGTTAGCGACCCGGTTGACGGAGCCGATTGTCTGCGCGGCCTTTCCGTTGCCGGTGAACGCTGTAATTGCCGCTTTTCTCGCGGGAGCACTGGCCGCATCGAAGGTCGGATCGTATTGCGAGGTAAGCTGGAGAAGCGTCTGCCAATAGGGCTTCGCGAGAGCGAAGCTGGACGGCATGGGCAGCCGCCCTTCGGCAAGAGCCTTGACCTGTGAGGCGAGGCTTGCCGGAATTTTAGCGAGAACGGACGGCCCCGTTTCACCGGGAGCGATCCCGTATTGCCCGAGAACGTCGCCGCCACCTGTTTTCGTTCCAAGGCCAATGACCTTCCCGGTTTTCGTGTCGAGCTGATACTGCTGGCCTGGATCGAGGCCACGCTGCTTGACTTCCGCATCGCTGAGAACGCGGAACTCGCCGCTATTGGGCCCGGCAATCCAGTGGAAGCCCGGAGGCGCTGGATTCTGCGTGTCGCTCGGCAGTAGCGGAGCCTGAGACTGCCCGCTCGCAATCGCCATATTGCTGTTGAAGCGCTGTTGATACGAACTCGCGTATTGCGGGTGCTTCGCGAGGAACGGCGCGAACATCTGGTTGGAAATCTCGACGAACTTCTGCGGATCACCGCCCGACTTCGCCAACGCAGCTTTAGCCAGCGCGGGGTTGCGAATGTAAACGTCGAAATAGGGAGCCTGAAGATTCGCCGGGAGATCAGCCGCACCGGATGCGGGCCAGTATTTCGAAGCGTAGACCTGCGCGGCCTGATCCTTCGTCATATCCTTAAAGTTGGCAGGCGTGATTCCCATCACCTTCAGGACGCCCGCATTGGCCTTGTAGTTAATGCCGAAGTTCGTCGGGGAACCGTTGGCGTCCTTGGGGTTGTATCCGCCCTCCAGGCCGAGAACGTGGTTGATCGCACCTTGGACGCCAGCGTTACCGGCGGCGGGAGCGGGCGTTGACCCATCATCCTTCGCCATGCCGCCGACTGCAATCAGGTTGCCGTCTGAATCGTAGCGATACTCGCCATGATTGAGCGTGAAGCCGTCCTTCGTGTCCGGCGTCAGCGCCTTCAGGATTTCCGCGCCCTTGTCCGGGCCGTAGGCGTTCATCAGGATCATGCCGGCCATGCCCTGCGCCTGCTTCACCTTAGCTGGATCGCCGCTCTGGATCAGCTTGAGGGCATTGTCTGCGACACTCGTATCCATGCCCGCGTTCTTGAGCGCAGAGCTGTAGTTCGTCAGTGCGCTTGCGGCGGAATCGGGGTCGCCTTTACTCAAGGCAGAATAAACCGAAGACGCAATCCCCGTGATCCGCTGCTGCTCCGTATCGGAATAGTTCTGGAACGCCGACTGCACGGCCTCGTGCATCGGCGCGTATTTGAGCATCAGCGCCCGAAAGCCTTCCGGCGTCGGGTTGGAGAGAACCGATTGCGCGTCAGTCTGATACTGTTGCGCCGCCTGCTGCTGTTGCTGCGCTGCGGCGAGCTGCACCTGGAAGGCCTGTGCGTTCTGCGCCGCCTCCTGCTTCTGGATTTGCATCTGCTGCTGCTGCGCCTGCATATTCTGCTGCTGGGCGAGCGGAGCGAGAAATTGGCTATAGTAATCGGGCGGCGCTTGCAGCTCGAAGCGATTATACATGCTCATCGGATTAGAATCCGACGCTTCCGGCGATTGGATCCCAAGTGCTCATATCGTTCGGATCAAAGGCCGATGCACTCCCTCCACCACCACCACCGAAAATGCTGCCCCACGGCAAGCCGCCGATAGTGCCGAGAGCGCCAGTCAGGGCAGAGGCCGACCCAAGCTGTCCGCCAGCACGCGCCGCTCCCTGCGCGGCCAGAAGCTGCGCGATGCTTCCCGCCGTATCCTGCCCGAATTGACCCAAGACGCCTCCGGCCTGAAACCCGGTGTTGGAAAGGCCAGTCAAATTGGCGATCTGGTTCTGAATCACCTGGTTCAAAGTATCGGAGCCGAGATTGTAAAGCGCGCCCTCGGTATTGCCCCCACGAAGTCCGCCAGTAGCAGATGCGTTGCCGAGAATGGCGTTTGTTCCCTGTCGGTAGAGTGACTGGAACAGTGGACCTGACTGAAGGTTGTCGATTGCCGACTGCTGCGCTCCGTTACCACCCAACCCCAGAAGCGAAGTCAGTCCCCCCAATGAGGATTGACCAGCCATCAGCCACGGCATCAGGTCGGTGCGCGACTGGTTGTTATAGTTCTGGATCGTGTTGATGCCTTGCTGGGCGGCATTGGCCTGCGTATTCGCCGCGTCGGACGCGGCGTTGCCCCCGATCAGCGATCCGACAAGGCTAATCCCCGCAGGAATGAGTGCTGCACCGATCGCGCCCATTTATTCACCAATCCACTTAGTGTGAACCGTCTCGACGGGACGGTATCCGAGCGCTTTGAACAGGCGCGACGAGTCCTTGTGATCCTTGGATACGGCGAAGGCTTTGACCGCTCCCCGCGCTTTCGCTTCCTCGTGGACCTTGCGCATCAACCGGCGCGCAGCCGTGCCGCCGCGAATGTCGGGATGCGTCCAGTAGACATCCATTCCCAAGGTGACAGTCGACTTGTAATGCAGATGGGGCATGACAAAGCCCATGAAGTAACCGACGAGACGGCCAGCCTTCCGAAGCGTCACGAAGAGGAGGATTCCCGCCCGCTCAAGCTGGGCGTAGCGCGGCCAGTCCACGTCTAGCGGGATCTTGTCCTGCTCCAGCGCAAGCTCTTTCCAGTGGAGCGGAAACAGCCTCTCAAGTTCCGGGCGAGCGGCGCTGAAGGATTCGGCCTGAGCCGTGATCGGTTCAGCCTCAATGATCCGTGCAGCCGTCGCCATGCTGGAGACGGTAATTGCGAGGAGATTTGCGCGCCGAGTTTCCGAGCGTTAGAGTGGTGGCGCTCGGCTAGACAGGGGGATGAACCGTGATCGCTTTGTTTCTTCTTCAGGCCGCTGTTCAGTGTGTTCCAAACTATCTCGGTGGCGTAAGGTGCACATCCACCTCAACAGTCAGTCCCGAGTTGCCGCAGGTTCCAGATTATTATGGGCAATTCCAGCGCGGGGTCGAACAACAGCAGCAACGCAATGCGGCCCAAGCGGCGGCAGTGCACCGTCAGATCGTTGGGAATATGTTGGCCAAGGGCAACTGCGTAGGGGCGCAGCAATACGCGCTACGCACTGGCGATCTTGACCTGGCTCAACAGGTGAAGGCGTATTGTGGTAACTAAGGATGGAAGCGAAGAGGCCACTGGAAAATCCAAGCCTTGACCTCCGACGACACCCTTTCCTGTGGACAAGTCTCCGCCACTGCCGCACCAGAAATCACGCAGGTTTCAGCGCCATGACCGCGCACGTCCATGATGAAGTCGAGTCGTGTGCGCCCTGAAGTTGGGGAAGATCGAGGGAGCCGGAATACCATTTCTTAGCTCCAATGCATGACGCGACTGAAGCGCCGCTCTGGAAGCGGTAAGCGCTTTTCATGTAATCGAGATTTCCCATCAAAGAACCGCCATCAACAGCGGCACCGGCTGCGCACGCTAGAACAACTGCGCCTATCGAAGACGCGGTTATAGCGGGCGGATCAGCGCACTGATCCGCCGTTCCGGTTGCCGTGACCGTCGCCACATCGAGCGGACTTGTCGCGTTCACGCCGCGCCATACGGAGATCGACACCGCGGCCGCCCATGTTGTGTTGAATGTCTGGCTCACCTGGACCGTAGTGTCAGGCGTGCCGCCCATGATTTTATAGCCGACAACCTGATTGGTGTGTGCGCTGGCGGAAGCGTTGAGAGCGGCAACAGAGGTATAACCAGGCGTCTCGATGGCTATCGCTTCTGTAGCAGTCGCGCCTGTGCCGTAATTGACGACGACGATATCTCCGGCCTGCGGAGCTGCGTCTGAGCCGCCGAGAAGATCGGTCAGGGAAATGACCGTGCTGGAAAGCGACCCCGCGAACCCTGCGATCTTGCCGCCGACGAAAGTTATTCCCGAATAGGCCGTATCGGCGGACGCGTCGGCGTCTGATGGCCTGAGAGCGAACGTTAGGCCGACCCATGACGTGCTGGAACTGGTGAGACCGCCGCCAAACAACGCCGGATCGAAGGATCCGGAACTCCAATTGAACGATCCAATTCCGACGCCGATCGACGTATTGGTGTTAGCCTGCGACTTCGCGATGAAGTTTGAGAGATCAGAACTCGTATACGTCGTCGGCGCTGTGCTGAGGCCGCTGCTTGCCCCGACGGCGATAATGACCGCACCCCCGGTCTGCGGAGTCGTTGCGGGCGGATTTGGGTGGCTTGTGCCCGACACATAGGCGAGCTGACCGGCCTCGAATGGCCTGACCTGGCTGACCCCTCGCCACACGTACACCGCGACGACCGCAGCGTCGGTTGACGATCCTCCTGTCGCCGATACCGTTACGCTCGTGTCGGGGGTCGCCTCCATGAACTTGTAGTCGACGACGAGGTTGGTGCGGCACGTCGCGCTGGCGAAGAACTGCCCAAGACGTGACCAGCCAGCAGTCGTAACGCCGTTGTTCTGGTGATGCGTCGTGGAGACAGCGTGGATCACGATCACGAGGTCGCCGGCTGCGGGCGCGCTCGCCAGCCCCCCGGTGAGGCCGGTCAGGGAAATCACGGTCGACGAAGTTCCCGCCGAGCTTCCGACCGTTTTTCCGCCTACATATTGCGGCGCTGTTCCGCTTCCGGGGCCGGGATCAACTCCGCCTCCGCTCCGCCTCCGCGCCGCTGCTATGACTCCGATTGGGAACATCAGAGGTCGCCGTTCAGCGTCCAGGTGTTTGTCGCCACCTTCTTGACGAAGGCGACGGCATACTGTCCGGCAAGCGTCAGGTCTGAAGACCGGCTATTGATCGTGATGCCTCACACAGCCGCGATACTCAATGCGCCAGCACCGGTCTGCTCCATCTGGATTACCGTTCCGACAGGGAACGCGACAGAGCTATTGGGGGGGATGGTGAACGTGATCGCAGATGCATTGTTGAACTGAATGTATGTATCTGCATCGGCAAGAACCGCCGTGTAGGTCGTTCCTGTTTGGGTAGTGACGGTATGAAGTCCCAGATTCGCCCTTGCAGTTGGCGCGCTGCCGAGATCGGATAGGTTGTTGCCGGTTTGCAGGAAGTCTCCGGCGGCGTGAGTCGCGGCGGTGCCAAGGCCAAGCGTGGACGGATCCACAACAATGTGGCTGGACCCGTCAAACGACGTTCCCGGCGCTGCTCCGCCTGAAGCTTGGAATGTGACAGTGTTAGGGAGGTGGAGAGCTACAGCGGTTGCTCCCGTCGCCTGCCCTTGGGCGTTGAACGTGACTTGCGCAACGTGGGTGGCGTCCCCGTAGGTGTCAGCAGTAACGGTTGTGTCTGCGATCCCTACAGTGTCCGCGCCGACCGTGATCCCAGTTCCAGCCCCGACATTGAGCGTAACGTCGCCGTCGCCCAGCGCACCGCCGCCGGTGAGGCCGGGACCGGCGATAACGGACGTTCCCAGAATCGCGCTGAATATGGAGGGGACATTCCCCGACAGGAGCCGTTGAAACTCCTCGATCGATTGAACCGTGCGAGGGTCGTTGCCGACGAATTTGTAAATGTCGGCGCGGCGCATTTGCGTGAAGCTGGAGAAGGCGGTTAAATCAACCGGCATTGAGCTGCTCGAAATTCGCCTCAAGCCGCGAGAAGCTGACTGGCGTCCCGGTTATCCCTCGGAACCTGAAGGCTCGCCATTGCCTGAAGAAGCCGTTCCTGCGCCACGCAACCCTCAGGCCACGTTGCCCGCTGTATCCAGTCCTCGCGGCGCGTTCCTGCGACCACGCAACCCCGTCGTCAGTCCACGACATGAACGCGATTGGCTCCGAACCGGGAGCTGCCCTTCCGTAAAATCCGACAAGCTCAAGATCGTGGCAGATGCCACCTTTCCCTTGGGAATAGGTGAGCTGGCAATCGAACTTCCACTCTGTCTTGTCGCCGAACTGGTTGTCGTTGGTGTCAACCAGAACGCCGAGATTGAAGCTCTGGATATCGCCGCAATGCCATTGCCCGTAAGCGTAAGTGAAATTGCGCGCCCGGTAGGCTTGGTCGGCATAGATCCCCGACGCCAGACGATACCAGACCGGCGTTTGCGCCGCCTGACTGGCCTCGTGGTCGTAAACCAGCGTCTGGTCTGGCAAATGGACGTAGAGCGTGTTCGCTCCGTCACCGTTTCTCGCTTCCAGAACGATTGTCGAGGGATCATCGACAGCGGCAAGCATTCGTTCGATCCCGCGCGTGCTGATCGGGGTCGCTTCCCCCAATCCGGCGACGTAGATTTTCGGCTCCTCGTTCCTTCCGGCCCCACAGAAGGCGAAGGTGTCGAGAAACAGGCATTTGGCATGGGTTCCGGATATACCCTTGTCGATCTGCGCTCCCCGCTGCCTCTGGAACGGGAACGGAGCCGCGTCCGTGACAACGCCGGTGTTGTAGAACACCTCGATTGTCCGCTGTCCGAGGACGTAAAGCTCGCCACGGATGGTCAAAAGCCCGAGAATGGAATCCGGATCGGCTTCGGCAGACCCGTAGGCCAAAGGATCGACCTGCGTAGGGTCATTCAGCTCGGTAATGACGATGTTGGTGCCGTCAGTGGTGATGAAGTAGCCATCCTGCCACACCACATCGAGAACGACACCCAAGTCCGGGTCTGTAACCTGGCTGAGCGCTGTCCCGTCGTAATACCAAAGCTGTTCGTTGCTCGCGGTTGCCATGCGATCGAACGAAGAGGCGAACGAGACTCTTGAACTTCCGCCAACATCTCCAACAATGGTCGCGATCCCCGTGCTGGAAACCGAGAGGAGGGTTGTTCCAGAGACACGATAGAGCGTCCCGTTCCAGTTGTAGCCTCCACGGTCGGTCCCGGCCCCAACGGCGAACACGTCGATCCCCGGAGCGGACCTCAGATAGCCTTCCGAAATCCCCGTCTGCTGGAAATTGGGAACGAGGTTGAGCGGATAGGACGCCTCGAAATCCGGTCCCTTCTGCGAGTAGACCCCAGAGAGAATGGAGACCTGCATTTAGCTGCCGGTGAAGAAGCGGCGGCGGCTGAACCAGCGGTCGTTCCCGGCTCCGGTTGGCTGCCGTCTAGGCATGGCAATCTCGCGGGTCGCCTCATACTTGACGAACAGGTCTGAGCGCGTGTCGGCGGCCCGTTTCGCCACTCCGGCAGGGCTTTTGCCGTAGTCTGGAGCGAGAACTTCAGCGAGGTTGTAAACGAAGGCGTCAACGTCCGCTTCGTCTATCCCCGCTGAATCCGTAGGGCTCGACGTTCCATTGGTTGCCGGAAGCGAATAGGGCAGTTGTTCAAGCGAATCCTGCCACTTTGCCCCGAGCGAATCCAGCTGCCTCAGAGCCGAATTGTCCTCTTCGGCTTCCGTGTCGAAAACGTAATTGGCAATGCCGAGCTTCCCCAAGGCTCGGATGACAATCGTTCCCTTGGTTATGGTGGAATCCAGCCCCGACGAGTCCGCGCTCGTGGCTATAGATAGCGAGCATGTCTTGATGCGCGTCTGACCGAGGCCGGTTTGGATCGTGACGGTGAAAACGGCGGTCTCGCCGCTCGCGCCGCCAGAGACGATTGGATAAACGTCCGCATCGTCATATTGGAGATTGGACGAAATGGAGATCGTGCCGGACGTGACTGAACAAGTAACCGACGTGATCGTGTCGGGATCGATCTCCGGGAAGGAAACGTCGTAGCGGACAGTTTCGCCCGGAGCCTTCGGGGTGAGGATGATGTCCGCCATCCCCGAGGGAATATCCGCGCCCCGTTAGGAGCGCGGACTTTCCGAGCGGCTAGGGAGAATTACCGCTCTTAGTTGTTGTGGAGACGGCAGGCCAACTGTTGGCGCAGCGTCTTGTAGCCATACAGAATGTCGATGCGGCACGGGAACGTGTCGGTCGAAATCGCGTACTGGCGCACGATGCGGAGCGAGAGGCCGTCCATGACCTCGCGAGCCGCGAAGTCCACACCGTCCGGCATCTGAAGGTCGGCGGTCGCGAAACCGAACGCGCCGGACTGATACAGGAGCGACGTGCCAACCGCCGTCGAAGCAGTTGCGCCCTGGTTGATGACCACGGCTTTGCCCGAACCGGCTGAGTTGATGACGACGTTCTGCGTAGCGCCCGAAGTAACCGGGGCGGTCGCCACAGTGACGTTGCCAGCGCCGCCCGTGTAGTCCGCAGCCACAACGAACTGGTAAAGCAAGCCAGTGTCGTTCTTGGTTTCCGGATGAACGCGGTTGACGCCCACGATCGTGAAGGTCGTTCCCTTCGGGAGCGAGCCGGTGCCGGCAGTAACGGCAATCGTGGTCGAGCCGGAGGTA